TAAGTAAGACCACACCCTCCATAAGTAGATCATCACAATCGTAGTTTGGGTACTGCAATAGGAAACCCTGACCAGAACAGAACTCGACAACGGTGAACGCCTTCAGTGCATACGCCCGCAGCCTCTCAATCTCATCTGCGGCTTCCCACCTGTAATCGCTCTGGTTTAGCGATGCTTGTCTCAATACCTCAACGATGTCAGTCACAGCGTGAACTCCTCCTCTTGCTCGACAGGGCCGTCAATATACAGCGTTGTTGAAGTATCGTAAAGAAGATTTGTTGACCCTTGTTTGCCGACCCAACTAAACCGGCATTTCCACACATGGATCTGAACAACTTGCGGGGTTTCCTTTTCACGATGGACCGTGATCCCGCAGTCCGCCTTGGCGAACCATGCGGCCGACCCCGAGATGTCGAACCCACCCGGCACGGGGATCTTCCCGTCAGCACCACGCTGCATCTTCGTGGGATGTGCCACGAACCAAATGTGAATGCCGTGGCCCATCGCAAAGGCCTTCACCTTCGTGAGCATGTCTGAGATCCACTCCGTCTCAGACTTGTCACGGCTGTCTCGACTGATAAAATTGTAAGGGTCAATGACAGCACCGCGAATACCATAACGCAGTATAGCCACACGCAGCCGGTCAAGAATACTGTCAAGGTCAGCAAGGCTGCCATCGTCCTGATGTACAAACGAGAAGTGCTCACCGACCCACTTGATTGCAGCATCATATTCAGTCCTGTTCATGCGGGTATGAAACCCCGAGAAGAAGTGTAAACGCGCCCTCTTGGCCATCAGCTTGGCGATGTGGAACCGGGGCTCGTTCTCGAATGAACATATCCCAAAGTTCCAACCCCGTGCCGCAGCAAGATTGACCATCACTTGGTCAATGAACTCAGACTTACCAGAACTGGGTATGCCCGTAACAATCGTGACCTGTCCCGGAACGATGGTATATAGATCGTCCACCGTGGCATAACCCGTCGACTCGCCCTTGCCCAGTCCCTTGTCGTATAGGTCCCATACCGTATCCTTGAAGTGCTCGATATCGTACAGGCCTTGGACGGGCCAAGCTTCCGCTTCGGCTGTTGCCTTCCGCAGAGCATCCGTGCCTTCTTTAAGAAGCAGGTCGTTTGAATCCTTGATACCGTCGGGGAACTTGACACGCCAGCACTTCTCTTTGCCCACTCGTCGAGCAATCTCTTCCGCAAGTGCGTTCCCCGGTCCATCTGCATCCGTCGCAACAACGATCCTCTTAGCTGCATCAATGTACTCCTTCGCATCCCACAGGAACCGGAACTTGGTGTCTTCCGCCGGGTCGATCTTGCCTTCGGTGATCTTCAGGTTAGCCCCGTTCGGCACGGAGACGGCGGTCATGCCAGCCTCCGCCATCGCGAGGACATCCATCTCCCCCTCGACAATGATCAAGTCATCGCCTTTCTTCAGACGGTGGAGTCCAAAGAATGTGCCGGGTGAACCAGAGCATTTAAACGCCTTGTCCTTCAGGTTGCGCTTCTTGATGGCGTTGACCATACCCTTGGCGTCAAAATACGGGAATCCGACATACTCGACCCCGCTGACCTCCTGCGACACAAGCTTCAGGCTCTTCGCAGTCGCAACAGAGATCCCTCGGGATTCCAAAAAATCATAGTGCCTATCGTCCAAGGACGGTAGATCGTCCCACTTGACCGGCACAAAGTCAGAGCTTGTGTGGGTTGTCATTTTTGCATAGCTCCTTTGCGTTTCTTGCAGGCGAACAACACCTGAAACCCCGCAGTCGCCATGGTAGCACTGATAAACAATGCGATCCCACTCCCGCAGGCTAGATAGGCAGGTGTCGTGCTTCTTCTTTCTGTTCGGCGAACACCAAGGACAGGTGTATCTATGCTGTCCATTCTTGGCGTGATTGATGAGCCATAGCTCTTCGGGGCCACGATTGTCAGCCACTCAATCCCTCCTTTAGGGCTATTGGCGTTCAAGTTTTTTGATCAGAAGGTCAACCTTCCGGTCGTAGTCGGCCAATATACCTGTTCTCTGTGAGAAAGCAATTGACTTTTTGACAACATCGGGATCTTTGATGAAGTCATTTCTTGCACCGAGATCTCCTTTTGCCACGCGCTCTATGGTTTTCTCTAGGTGCCGGACTGGTGGCAATACAGCTTTTGCTCGACGTTTCCATAAGTTTTGGAACTGCTGATAACTCAGTTCACGCAAAGCCGATCTTATCTTTTTCTTTTTAGATGTGCCGTTCGTTACGGAAAGCCATATGGATGTCGCGTCCTCGACGGGAAGCTTAAAACTTTTCTGAAACAGATGGAGCATCGCGTGACATTCGGAGCACAAGGGAAGGAGATCGCCATCTTCCTCCTGATATATTCTTGCATACGTCCTATGATGCAGGTGCATTTCTCTTTCGTCTGAGCCGCACGACCTGCATTCTTTGTGATGGGTTTCGTAGAACGAGGCCTTTCTGGCAGCCCATTCCGTGGAGTTTATGTACTTGTTGTAATCACCAAACCCAAACTTTTTCTGCTTTACCTTCTTCTTCCTGCGGGGTTCTGACTTTTCCGAGACCCCGAAGGCATCAATGACTGCAATTCTTTTCTTGAGTTTTCTCTCAGCCCTTTCAATAGCCCTTATTGTTTTTTCTGATTTTGAATTCTTCTTTTTTAGCTTCGCTATGTTTCTCTTTAATTGCTTCGCAGAGGTCTTTATTGACTGGATATCCATTTCAATTCCTGTCCAATGAGAGCGAGGTCTCGGGCAACAGACACCACTTCCCACGGACAATGGTCCGCAGGATTGGTGCCTGAATTCTGTCCGAACGAGCCGCTTCGGCACGAACAACAGTCAACCAAAGATAGACTGCAATTCAGGCTGTTCTCCCTTCCGTTCCCGGAACCGCAATCAGGCGGCTATGAGGGGAGATTTGCCTCGTTTGCGTAGGGCAGCCGCTCTTCACTAACCGCCCCCGTCATCTATCCGACCCATCCCTTTCCGGGAAGCTACGGTTTGCCTGTGGACTATGGTTGACAATCAACAGGACCGACCTGCGCGAAGTGGTCAATTCGCAGGATTTGACTTGAACCTACAGCCTAACACACGGGGTCGCTATTTGTCAATAGCGCGGTCCTTGTCTACATCCCCGGTGTGTAACTCTATGAAACTCCTGACAGAAAACCTGAATCTCATTGCGTGATGGAACGCACGCTTGCGATTTCTGTCCCGTAAAAGCCTGTGAATCAAAGCACTTATCAAGACATCATCAACACCAGCGGCACCGCAGATGTACTCAAAGTCCTCGGTGTCTACCCATTCCTTGATCTCTTTTTTGATCTCTCGGCGCTTTGACGCAGCGTCAATTACTGCCTGCGCAAGAACATGTAGCCATAGTACTCTCTCTGGTTGAAGCACGGGGTCTGGCATGGACAAAAGGAATTGATAGTTGCTCTCTTCTCTCAACGGATGGCCTCCACTGTGATCTCAGCTCGTGGATCGGACTTGTCGAGGCCCCAATAAATGTGCTGCTCCTTGAGTTGCCTGTCGTTCAGATAGATGCAGTCCTGCATGAGATCGAAGATGAGGCTTGGGTCGAGGTCCGGTCTGCGCGATGCGTAGTAAATCCTGACTGTGATCTTGAGGTCACCCAACATGAGCGGATTGAGCACGGGGCATTGCTCCTTGAACGCCTTGCTGTACTTTAGGGCCTTTTCCGACTTGATGAAGAACTTGCCAGTCCAGCGCCGACTGTTTGCCTTACTTGCAGGCTCTCCGTGTACGGTGAATTTTACTGTTGACTGTTGCTCTTCGCTCATGTATTCCGGGGTCCATGAAAATAACAAACCACTACAACATACCTGAAACAATCGTTAGGGCAGTGCTCGATGACGAGTATGACCGTGGCGATTCTGTGATGTCTGTTACCCAACTCATATCACCACCGAGAATCGTTCTACTACAAGATGTAAACAAAGACAACTTGGAGTTGGATGTTGTGGACAAGGTTCCAGCTCTGCTGGGAACCGCAGTTCACAAGATCATAGAAAAAGGCTCAGCAGGAATTCCGGGCCATATTGTTGAGGAGCGCATGTTCGCCGAGGTTCTGGGGTGGAAGATCTCCGGGGCTGTGGACTTGCAGATCGACAATGGTGACGGAACTTGGGCAATCAACGACTACAAAGTCACGAGCGTTTACTCGGTGCTTTCAGACAAACCTGAATGGGAACAACAGCTTAACTGCTACGCATACCTGTCTTACATCACGCATGGCCGTAAGGTGTCGAGCCTCAAGATTGTCGCAATACTGCGCGATTGGCAACGCAAACAGGCCGGACTAAAACCTGATTACCCGCAGTCTCAGATTGCTGTTGTTGACATCCCGGTGTGGACCCCGATGCAGCAGAAGACGTTCGTTGAGGATCGTGTGGCCCTGCATCAGGCGGCACAGAAAGCTGTTGACAATGGCGAGCCTCTCACTTATTGTACAGATCAAGAGCGCTGGGTTCGTGGCGAATCGTGGGCTCTTATGAAGGAGGGCCGCAAGAGCGCGGTTAAGCTATATGACAACAAAGAAGATGCAGTCTCCGCAGCAAAAGAGCTTGGAGAAGCAAGAGGACTCAACCCCGGACATTACATCGAACACAGACCCGGCAGCCCTGTTCGCTGCGCCGGTAACTACTGCCTCGTTTCCTCGTGGTGCCGACAATACCAAGAAGAACTTAGCGGCGGCGCTGGCGGCGGCTCAGGCGGAATGCCAGAACGTCACGATGAATAAAGTAAATCCGCATTTCCGCAGCAAGTATGCAGACCTTTCTGCTGTGCGTGATGCGATCATCCCGGTGTTCAACAAGCACGGGATTTCGGTTATCCAAGCCCCGACAACCGATGGCTTCTCGGGGTTTTCACTTGAGACACGCCTTATGCACTCGTCGGGTGAATACCTGATATTCAACTTCCCGCTTCCGTCCGATACAAATAAGATGCAAGCCATTGGCTCTGCAATCTCATATGCTCGGCGCTATACATTGAGCGCCATTGCTGGTATTGCCTCAGAGGAGGATGATGATGGCAACGCGGCGACGACTACCAATGGTGGGGGACGGTCCTTCTCCGGTGCCGGAAAGTCAGGTCAAGGTTCTTCTGGAGCGACCGAATCTAGAGGTTACTCTGGCGGCGAGAACGGAGGTATCACCCTATGACAAGGAATTCGATTGGGACGCATGGTCGGGGCTTTTGGTGGCCGCGCTAATCATACCGCGCTCAACGGATCATCTGATGGACTACTGGAAGGCCAACGCTAACTTGTTGGACTATGCACAGAAGACCAAGCCAGATGTGTTTACACGGATACGGGCAGCGTTTACTGCCCGCAAACTGGAGCTACAAGGAGGCCAAGATGGCTGAGTACGACAACCGAAATACGTTCACCCTGTTCCGAAACAACCGCAAGGAAAAGGATACCCATGCGGATTTTCAGGGGACATTCACCGACATGGATGGTCGTGAATACTGGATCAATGCATGGTCCAAGACCCCGAAGAATGGCGGCGAGAAGTTCCTTTCCGGCAGCATCAAGCTGAAGGAGCAGAAGGGCAACGGTATTTCACGCGCACCCGCCAAGAGCAACAGCATGTCGGATGAGATGCCGTTCTAACCAATAGCTGCCGAGAGGTAGAGCCGGTGGGATTTCCTCCTTTCCTCCGCGACCGGCACCATTACGACTCCAGTGGAAAAACGGAAGAGGCTATAGTGGTAGCTGATTTTGTGTGGAGCCCCGCAATCTGGAGCGCAGACCGCCAATAACGTGAAGGCGGTCAATTTATCGGAGGAAAAAATGAACGTGCTTGATCTTTTTTCCGGCATTGGTGGATTCTCCCTTGGGCTCGAAAGGGCGGGGATGAAGACGGTTGCATTTTGTGAGATTGACAAGAAGGCGCAACTTGTGCTGAAGAAGCACTGGCCTGAAGTTCCGATCTTTGAAGATGTGTCAAGGCTCAAGAAGGAGGATATCAATGAGCAAGTTGACGTTATTTGTGGAGGATTCCCCTGCCAAGACATCAGTCTTGCAGGAAGAGGGGAGGGACTTGATGGAAAGCGAAGCGGACTCTGGTTTGAGTTCCACAGGCTCATCAAGGAAATCAGGCCGCGCTACGCGATCATCGAAAACGTCTCAGCCCTTCGCTCTCGCGGATTGGAAGAAGTGCTCAGGGGGATCTCTGAGATCGGGTACGATGCGGAATGGCATTGTATACCCGCTTCCGCCGTTGGTGCCCCTCACCAAAGGGACAGGATATGGATCGTTGCCTACATTGGCGGCTCGGGAGGGGAGGGATTGGTCGCAAGCACAGATATTGGCAAGGCTAGACAAGGGTGGGTGCGTTGCGAGAAGAATTTGTTCTACATCTCAAGCTCTCCGTTCCAGTCAGGAGATCGTTGGCCTACACCCCTCATTCGGAGAATGGATGATGGGATTCCCAATAGGGTGGACAGACTTAAACAACTCGGAAACGCCGTAGTACCGCAAATACCAGAACTAATCGGCACCGCAATTATGAATGCTGAAAGGTTGAAAAAAGCATGACTCTCGAACCAAGACTTGATCCCGACGAGATAGAATATCTCAAGCAGTTCGTTTCGGAAACCCTAAATGGAAACCCCGAAACGCAGATGACCGAGTGGGGAAGCGGCGGGAGCACACTGATGTTCCTGCCATACTTTTCTTCCGGCACATTGATATCAATCGAGCACAACCCCGAGTGGTATGACAAGGTGATGAAGGCGGTGGGCGAAGCGAACTTGCCGGACAAGGTCGCCGAGAACTTCGTGTATTGTTACCAACCACCATCCGTCGACATCCGCTTCTACGGATACGGGGTTCCATTCGAGGAGAACCCATGCTTTGCGGCACGGTACATAGACCCCGGCCTGAAGTACAAGAACATCTTTGACTCCGACATATACTTCGTTGATGGAATATGCCGTGGGGCAGTGCTGGCCACGATCATTGCAAAAGCAAAGAAGCGCGGGGCAACGGTTTTTATCCACGACTACTACGGCCCCGAGCAAAGAGGGCAATGGTATCAATGGGCGTCCAGCCTATACAGCAGCGTTCATCAGGTGGGGTCTACGCTGGCGAGGCTTTACATATGAGCAGATACTTCATCGAGGTTGCGGACATCGTTGACAACGACGATGGTTCCGCAAAAATATCTATCGACATGAGCCATGATGCAATGAGGGCCTTTGCCGCTGTTGGCATCCACAAGGCGCTCATGGACATGGCAGCAGTTGTTGAAAAGGAGCCGGATTTATATGGACATATTGACACCCAAGGGGCAAGCGACGGTCGAACAGGAGCAGTTGGCTCTGACTATGTTCCGGGAAAGGTTTAAGCACGTCGAGTTTATTGAAACCCCGAAGCATGAGCCAGCCGACATTGACGGCTTCGTTGTCGCCAACGACGTGATCAGTTGCGGCGTTGAGGTCAAGTGCCGGAACATGACGGCAAGTGAACTCAAGAATCAGTTTGGCAATAGGTGGCTTATAACCGCTGACAAGCTGGAACGCGGCATGAAGGTGTCTCGCGCTCTGTGTGTGCCGTTTCGGGGTTTCCTGTATCTAGTGCCTGACAAGATGCTTTTGATTGTTCCGATTTGGGATCCCGCCAAGGGATGGAATCCGAACATAGACCATGAATACACAGAGACTCAGGCGACTGTTAACGGCGGCACGGCTCGGCGTTTAAATGCCTATGTGGACGTGAGCGGTGCCACAGTTATTGCGGAACTCTAGGCTACGCAGCAAGAAGCACCTAGCCAAGGTCCGGTCCTACGGCTGCTGCATTTGCAAGAACCCCGTGGCGGATGCCCACCACCTGAGATCTGAGGGGCATCTCGCTTCGGCAGCCCTCAAGAACGGAGACGACTTCACCATACCATTGTGCCGGAAACACCACGATGAGCTTCATGCTTTCGGGGATGAAAATTTATACTTGTCAATGCACGGTATTGATGCTAAGTTAATTCTCGCCGCGATAAAGGAGGGCAAAGATGAGCTTTAAGGTTAAGGTACGCGCACTGGTTGAGTACGACGCCGCTGGCGCGTTCGCGCTGGAGCGCCACGGTGAACAGGATCACGGGTGCCTCAAGATCGGGGATCACCTTCAGGATGTGGTCCGCAATGTTCGTAAGCACTATGATCCTCATGTAAACATTCGGAGCCCCGAAGAGGTGCTCGCGGCAGCATGGTTACATGACCTCGTGGAGGATACCAGCACAACCTTGGACGAGATCGCCAGCCGATTTGGCGATAGCGTTGGAGAGGTTGTATCGCTGCTGACCGATAAGAAGGGGCGTAACCGTATGGAGCGCCACCTGAGAACCTACCACATGATTCGCCGCGACCCCGATGCCACACTCATCAAGCTGTGTGACCGTCGGCACAACCACGAGCGGTCGATCAAGCACGGCGAGCATTGGATGACGATGTACCGGGACGAGTTCGTGTACTTCAAGTTCGCGCTCTGGACGCCCGGCAAGTTCGAGAATCTGTGGTCTGAACTAGATGATCAACATGAAGAAATGAAAAGGAAACTGTCATGGTAAAGAGAGACCTGAAAAAAGAATACCTTGAGTATCACGCAACCCCGGAACAGAAGAAGCGCCGTGCTCAGCGTAACGCCGCCCGCCGCAAGGCGCTGGCCGCTGGCAAGGTGAAGAAGGGGGACGGCAAGGAGGTTGATCACATCGCGGCACCTCGCAAGGGAAGCCTTGACGGAATAAGGACGCGGGTGACATCAAAGGTCCTTAACAGAAAGAAGCAGCCGAAGCGGAGTTAGCATGACCGAGTGGGCCAAGAAGAACACCCTGCAATGTGAAGTTGTGAAGATAGCCATGTCGCAGGACAAGAACGGGCATGTCCTGAAGCTGGCCATCCACCCAAACGACCTTCCAAAGGATCTAGTGTTGGATCCTCTTGGTTCACGGTATGTTATGGTGCTTGCGCGTCTAAATGATCAAGACGAAATTATGGCCCCGAAGGAGAAGACAGATGGGGAAAGGGCGGTGGCTTCTGCCAGTCTTATGTGCCGTAATGATCGGTTTGTGGCTTGGCTTGCTGATCGGGGTTACGCTCGTGATGACACTGAAGATTCCGCCCGTGAAGGGGTTCGAGAATTTTGCTCCGTCAAATCCATCTCCGAGCTGGCCACCAACGAAGACGCGCGTCGTAAGTTTGTAGGATTGAGAGAAGAGTTTGACCGGGCAGTTAAAAAAGGAGAGGCACCAAAATGACGTTCGAGGAATTGTTCAGGAAATATGAAAGGTCGCCGGGGTTTGAAAAGCTCTCGGTCAAATCAAAACAGGCATACATCTATTGCGGCAAACGAATAGCTGCACAGCTTGGAGATATGGATGTGACCTCTGTTCGGAGGTCAACCTTCATCAAGATGCAGGGCGACATGAAGGACACACCCGCTTTGGCGAACCTGTTCACGCGGATCGCGTCCATTGCTTTCTCATATGGCGTGGATCTGGACATCATCAGCGCCAATCCGGTTGCGGGGCTCAAGTCCCTAAAGACAGGGGGCCACGAAAAATGGAACCCCGAAGAGGTCAGGCAGGTGATTGCATTGAATGATAGGAAGATCTCAACCGCAGTTGCGCTTGCGTGGTACACCGGCCAGCGCGAAGGCGACATCTTGTCGATGCGTTGGTCCGACTACAAGGACGGCTACATCTCTCTGGCACAGCAGAAGACCGGGCAAGAGATGAAGCTGAAGGTGCATCCCGATCTTGAGGCGTACCTTGATTCTGTGCGCGGCACGGAGCCTGAGGGGTACTTCATTGTGTCGGGCAAGAATCAGGTGACCGGAGGGTCTTTCCGCGTCACGTTCAGGCGGAAGATGGATTCTATCGGGATCAAGAAGACATTCCACGGCATCCGCAAGGGCGTGGCGTGTTCTCTTGCCGAGAATGGCAGGTCCGTAAATGAAATAGCCGCCATCCTCGGTCACAAGACCATTAGAATGGCGGCGTATTATGCGGATCAGGCCAGTGGAAAAAGGCTGGCTGAGAATGCCGTGAGCAGCATTGTTAGCTGCGTTTAGCGGCCAATCTTCTCGTTGATTTCGGAAACCTTTGAAGCAAGATTGAGGCGGGTCTCGCGGAGCTTCCGCATCGCCTCAAACTTCTCATCTCGTGTCATCTCCTGATCGGCTGCGATTTGACGCTCTCTTGCGGCAAGCTTGTTTAGACCTTCAACAAGCCTGAACACATACTTCCTGTACGAAAGCACATCACGATTCTCGTCGAGGTAGTCTTTTACTGCCTCGGCGTCACCAATCTGCTTCAGCCTGCTGAACGACCTGTTGGCTTCATCTACAACGCGGAACAGTTCGTAGGCCTGAGAGACGACCTTTGGATTGCGGTCCTCTGTGTCAATGAAGAATCGCCGAACAACGGGCATTTCACTGAGGCTTCTTGGCAATCTTTCGGGGCCGACATCAAAATTTTCCATAGCAAGAGACGCAGCCTGAGATATATAGGTTCCAAAAGGTCCGGCGTAGCCGCCAATCAGATTGTCGATCACAATTGGGCTTGCGCCCTCGAATCTGCCGGTCGTCATGTCGTAGAAAATCGGCACACCGCTAATCATCATGGCCAATTGAGACGTTCTGGCGTTGTACTGAAGCTCCGGGGCAAGTCGGGCTTGACCTTCAGATATCAGAGGGAGGCCGGTATAGAAATCGTGGTTGACAATCACCTCAAGTGCCGGAAGCATGAACTGGGGAATCGGGGTTATACCAAATGTTGAAGCGAAAGAAGATGTAAACAGAGCCACGTTCTCTCTTGTAGATGCCTCTCCAGTCATGCTCTTGTAGAACTGCTGCGGGAACGTGCTGAACAAGAGACCGGCTTCAAACGCCTTCGGGACTGCAATGAACTCCCCCTTGAGGCCGAATCCAGAAAGTGGGATCAACAGGTTGGCGTTCTTTACGTAGTCTTCAATTTGCTGATAGTCCTCGTCGTCTTCATTGATCATTTCGAGGGCCATTGATATGGCGGCTAGCATACCGCCACGAATCAAGAACTTCTTTCCGAGGTTTGCCTCACTTTCACTGCGAGCCTTGCCAATTGCCACGCGGACACCTGCCTGACCCGCTTGATAAAGGACATCAAGACCCTGAATGCGTGCGTTCAAGAACGGGACAAGCTTTGTCAGTATGGACAGTGTCTGGCTTGCACCGTGACGGCTGAAGTTCATGATCCTGAGCGCCTGCCAAGATGCCTCCGCCTCAGAAAGACCTTTAGCCCGCGCAGCATCAAACACAGCTATGCGTGTTGCCGCATCTGACATTTCTGATAGGGCACCGAGCCTATTCCAAATCGTGGATGTTGCGGCGACAAGAGCCTGAGAGCTAGTTATCATGTGTATATTCTTGGGCATCTTGTCGCGGCGAATACGAGCAGCAAGTTCTCTTGGCCCAATCATGGCACGGTCATAGGAGCCAACGATGCCGCGAGACTGGAGGGCTTGGAAGCTTGCGCCATTACTGTACGCATTAGCAAAACCCTTGACTGTCCCGATGAATGGCAGAATGTCAGCCCCGGATGTGATCCAAGCGGCTACCGTATCTCGCATAAGGTTCGCAACCATGAAGCCCGGATCTCTGGTGATCGACTCACGGAGCCAGCCAGTCGGCAGGCCCATAACTTCCCAGAACCTTCCAACGTTTACACGGTCGTCCGATCCAAGAGCCGTCACAAGCAATGGATCGCTGACTGCGAACCTTCTTTCGACGCCCTTGTCACGATAAAACATGACCTGATCTTCTTCGCCGCGAGTCCTGTCGGGGTCCTCGCCCGTGCCGAGAGCCCTAGCAACACCCATGCGCTTGGCAAGTTCAAATGATTTTCTGGTTGCAATATTTTTGGCAATTGCCGAGACCCAGAAATTCATGTTCGTGAGCATCACGTACATTGGGTCATTAACGAGACCGCCAAGCTCCGTGCCCTTATACGGACGAAGATTAAATCGGCTCGCTGTCTTTGTCGAAATGTTGGGGCCTTTTACCTCCTCAAACACTTCGTAATAATAGCTGTAGTAATCCATGCGCTTGGTGAGGTCTGCAAGCTCCTGTTGGCTTATGACCTCAGCCTCGACCGCTGCCTCAAGGAGGCGCTTGTTGAAGCGCTGATACATTTTGTATGCTTCAACAATCTCCGGGTAGTTTGTCTCGGTGAACGAGATCGTCTCCCTTACTGCGGCATCTGTCAGCTCCGCCGGTACGCGCTTTCCTTCAGCCTTTAGGCCGATTGCCCTCTTGGCTGTTGCGTATAGACGCCATATCTTGCGCTTGTCTTCTTGCTGGCCAGTTTCTGGATTGATTTGCCCCGGCTCAAGCATGACAGAAAAAACATTACCGAGATTGTCTGGGCTTTCCCTCGTCTTAATTGTCGAAGAGAGGATATCCCCGGACTGATCTTTTTCAATGTACATTATGCCTTTGTAGGCGAGATCAACGGCCAGATGACTGGCCCTGTCCTTCATTTCAAGTGCGAAGAGGGAGGAGTAGTCAGCAGACTCAAGCTCGAATCCCTTGCCCTTAATTTCCGACTCCATCTTTTCAAGATGGTCGATTACAGTGTTCTTGTCTACCGCAGCCGCCCGACCAATCAATCCGGCACGGGTCCACTTGCCGATTTTCACGTCCCCATACAAAGGACTTTTGAACACGCGATCAGTTGGGGTTTCCGAAAGGAAGAAGTCGAAGACCATATCCTTGAACGATTTCTGTGGTGCCGGGGCGTAAAGCTTTTCGTTCATCGCCTCCAGATTTGCGGGAAGCGGGGCTGCCGAAACTCTTACATCAGTTTTGATTGTTGGCTCTGCGGCTCCTTCATCGACCTGAGTTTCCACCACGGGGGCTGCTTCGCGACTTCCAACCTCTCCCGACTCAATGCGACGGAATACCTGCGTCTGTGCATCAGACTTCAAAACCCCGAAGATGCGACGGAAGAACTCACGCAGACGATTGAGAAGGCCGGTAGCATTCTGCACAGGCTTGGACTTGCCGCTAACCCAGTCCTTGTACATTTCAGCAACGGCCTCTTCGAGTACCGCCTCGGGGTCTGCGTAAACGCCGCCCATTGGCTCATACACAGCCTGCGCCTTGTCAAGATATGTGTAGCTCTTTCCCGGCACCTTTGTGTTCTTGACGGCCTTGGACAGGATGTTCCATTCGGCAGGACGGAACAAACCCATGCGACGGACAACGTGGATGATCTCGTGGTTCATCACTTCCGTCAGGGCTTCGATGTTCTGCTCAACCGTCAGCCTCGGGTCGAGAATGCCCTTGGACAATTCCAGAATGATCTTCATGTCATTCGGGGTGCCCTTCGCGTCCACAAAGCCACGGACCAGATATCCGGGCTTCTTGTCGATCATCTCGCGAAGCACAGGCTCGATGCCCGGCAGGTTCAGAGTTGAGAGGCGGGACTTCAGGCCTGTGAATACACGCTCATCAAAAGCCTTCTGCTCAGGAGTGTAGTCCCGGGGCGCTGTGACTTCAGCGGTGACCTCTCTGACTGTCTTCGGGGTTGGCGCAACCTCTGGTAGCGGCCCCGCAGATAGCTGCTCGGGTGGTGCCTCGGGTGGACGGCTAAGGATATCCTGCGCCTCCTCCGGACGCATGTTGAAGATCTGCTCCTCGGTGTAACCACGACCCCGGAGATCAGAGCGGATCTTGTTGGTCATCATGAACGGCACGGAGCCGACGGTCGGGGGCGCTTCCGGGGCCTCAATAACCGCCTCAGGAGCCTCCACAGCGGCTTCTTCCGCCATACCTATCGGAGACACCGGCTCAACAGAAACGGCCTCAGGGACGTCCGTAATGGCTTCTGGGGGCGTCTCCAAGGTGGGTGCCGGGGTAGCTTCCGGAGCAGTCACCTCTGGCGCTGGAACCTCAGGAGCAGGCTGTGTGATTATGGGAGCAGCCGTTGTGCCGGTAATGAACTCATCAAGCGGCTTGAGTTGCTTCTCAAGGCCCTCGATCCTCTTGGAGGTCTGTTTGGTGAACTCCTCGGGAGACACCTTGTTTTGCGTTGCACCAATCTGTGTGAATTCCGGGGTCGATATGTAAAGCTTCGACTTCTCAATCTCGGTCGCAATGCGATCCCGAGACGCCTTGATTTCATCGGCGCTTTTGTATTGCTGACGGCCAATCTTGACGGGGAATATGCTCGGGGCTTCTGCCGCCTCAATAACGTCAACCTTGGCCCCTGTCTTGGCCTTGTAGATGTCCAGAGCTTCCGTCACGGCATTCCGGTCGGCGAACTCTCCAATGATGTTACCGGCACGGGTCTTCAGGCTGAAGATGGGGACGTTCTCCACCTCATCCTGAATGACCTCTACGGGGCCTTCAACATTGTATTGGCGGAGCTGTTCCGCAGCCGTCGAGATGATGCCCCGACGAGCGTCAATCGCATTCTGCTGTTTCTCAGCCGCCAAGTCCTTCTGGAGTTGACGGTAGGGACGGAGCCTGCGACCAGCGGCAAGCTGAACGAGACCCTCAACGAACGAACCGGCAAATGCGCCAGTGCCTGCGCTGCTAAGGAGATCCTGCCCGATCTGCACGTCAGGATTGTAGACCCCGTATTCCATGAGATCGTTGGCAATGCCGGATGCGGCTTCCTGTGCGCCTTCAGCAAGACCGGCCTTCGTGATCTTCGCCAGACGGCTCTTCACGATCTTTTCAACGACAGGTGCCTTGGATGCTGGAACCTTGCTCAGCAACTGTGTGAGTGGCCCGAAGAAGCGCTCAAGAGGCGCAGCTTCTAAAGAGCCAATCAAGCCGCTGAGCTGCTGGGACGCAAGCTGTGTCTCGGGGCTGATCTCCATGCCGGACGCAAGCTGTCCGCGAATCGTTTCTGCACGTTGTCCGGCACCAAGGGCAACACCCTGTGCCGCAGCAGTGGCCGTGCCTGCGCGGGTCGCAATCCGAGCTGCTTTTTCTGCCGCAGCAATCTCGCCAAGAGCGCCAGCCGCACGAGCACCACGACCGGCAAGCGATGCGACCTTCGCCACACCTGTTGCTGGAATCAGGAACGAACCAACGCTACCAAGAGCCTCCGCCGCCTGCTGTGCTGCGGTTGGATCCTTGGTCGGATCAATTCCGAATGTTTCCTGAAGGTACTTGCGTGACTGCTCGGAGATCTGTCCGAGAGAAGATGCCGCAGCCTGTTCGGCTGGCATCACAAGAGCAGCAATGCCGCCCGGGATTTCAGTAATGCCAGTGGCAAAACCATAAGCCGCCCGACCCAGAAGGGTGGACTCATCAGGACCTGACGGAGGCGCGGCAGGGGTCGAACCACGGCCATACACCTTGTCAACATATGCAACGATTTCAGCGTTAGAGGCTTCGTCGGGAAAGTCAATGACACTGCCCGCCGCTGGAACGTATATAGATTTAGGCATATTAATTCCCGGCTAGAGCTTTTCTCATTTCCTCAAGGGTAGGTCCCTTGTAGCCATATCCAGAGGCGCTCATAATTGTGGCTATAGATGCGCGAAGCGCCTCTATCTCTCCAGCAATTTCGTTTTTGCGCTCTTCACTGGTCTCGATGTTGTTGAACTCTTCGCTCAATCCCTTGATTTGCTCTTGATAACCCTTTATTGCCGTGTCGGGTCCAAGGAACCTAAGCTTTTCCATCTCTCTTGCGTAGTTCGCCTTGCCCCTTGCAATGTCCGCTTCTTCCTTCCGTTGGGCTTCATACTTGCTGATATCCCATTCAAGAAGTGCCTTCTCCCTTGCAAGTTCGGATTCGCGTTCTGCCGCACTTTCTCCTGCTGCACCACCAGCAAATGCACCAGCGGCTCCAACAAGACTCTGCATCAATGTCTGGTCTGGCTGGAGAAACTGCTGAGATGCTGCAAACCACTTCTGCGCCTTCTCCCAATCAGACAATCCTGTCTGCCCATATAGCGCCTCAATCCGCTCGCGGAAATTTTCCTCAGCTCCAGCCGCTGCAATATCTTTGTTTTCAGTTGATGTACCGGCGGTTGAATTCTCCGGATCGCGTGGTATGGGAGGTGGTTTGTTAAATGCCATTCCGCCAGCAGAACCGGGGGCAATTTCTGGGAAAATCCTTGGGGGTGCCGCAACCTTTTTACGCTGCTCAGCTATGCCCTCAACAGTCGGGGCTTGAAGTATTGCGCCGGAAGGTTCCGACCCCGCAACATCTGGAAACAAGAAGTTTTTCATGCTCTCAAGAATGCTGACATCATCTCGCGGGACGGGAGGCGGAGCGCCCGCACCGCGAGGTCCGTAGCGGTTGTATCTCTGAACAAGACCTTGGTCCTGATACCGCTGCACGGGACCACCTGCACGCATAACCTGCTGCGGCATGACCTGCTGTGCCGCCTGCTGCATGGCCTGCTGCTGCTGGAGGGCCATCACCCCCTGCATCTGCGGGGTCGGAGGAACTGGCGGCGTTGTCATCTGGCCGCTCTGGATATTCTGCGGCACCTTAGCCATCTGCTTGGTCAGCGTGTCTACGACTGATTCCTTCTGTTCAGTTCCCGCGAACTGCTGGCGGATTGCCTGACGGCGCTGAGCCTCCGCTGCAACAAGAAAGGGCGGTATGTCCCCTACGGGGTTTTGCAAAAGCATCGCGAGCCTTGCGTCGGGGAGGCCTTTGAGGAGGTCTTGCTGCTGGATAATGTTTGGCATGTCAACGCTCGTATGAATCGTAGTATTCGGGTTCTAGATCTGCGAGGCCACCGCCCCGGTAATAGTACTGAGGATACTGGCCGTAGGGAACAAGGCCACCGGCAGCAAATAGACTTCCGACCGCGCTGCCAATGTTGCCAATCGTGTTGCCAATTCCGCTGGCAATGTTACCAATTCCCTGTGCACCACCTAGCCCCTGCGCCAATCCGCCGATGGCCGTAGCGCCAGCCAGAACATTCTGCCATGTGGATGGCTGGTCAGGCTTTGTTGATGGAAGCGGGGAGCTTGAGCCGCTCAGAGGTGCCATGATATTAGCACCTGCGGTTGCAACGTCAAGTGGGAACATTGTACGGGACAGTTGATAACCCTGCTGCTGCTGGCCACCAGCCTGTGCCGCAGCAAGGTTGGCAATCTGCATGTTCTTCCTCTGTTCTGCGAGAACCGCCTGACGAGAAGCCGCGCTCTCCTGCCCGGCCAGCCCAGCAAACTGAGCTTCCTTTGCAGCCGCTGTCTGAGCAGCTTCCTGCTGGCGTGTACCCATAAGACCGGCCAGCCCTTGAAGTTCAGCCTCTTTGGCTGCGGCTGTCTGAGCGGCCTCAAGCTCACGGGTGCCGCGAAGCCCCGCAAGACCCTGAAGCTCTGCCTCCTTAGCAGCAGCAGCTTGCGCTGCTGTAGCCTCACGGGCTCCCATTGCACCGACCAGAGCCTGAAACTCAGCGCCCTTTCCGAACTGACGAGAAGCCTCACCAGCCTGACGGGCCGCAAGAGCACTCTCAATTCCCTGCACACCAGCCTGCTGTGCAAACTGGCGGGATTGCTCTTCTGCCTGCTCAGCAGCCATGCGGTCGGCAAACTCCTTGCCATACAGGCCAACTGCGGACTCATAAGATGACTGAAGGCTCTGGGCCTCAAGATCAGCTAGCCGGTCAAGGTAGTCGCGACGGGCAAGCTCTTCCTGAACCGCAGACCCCGAACCGCCGAATGTGCCGGAACGAATGGCCTCTAGTTCGCGCTGACCCCGACCTTCCTGATATGCTTTTTCAAGCCGAGCCTTCTGCCGACCGGCCACAAGCTCCTCATAGGGAGACATTCGCTCTTGAATGTTCCGGGTTGTGTAGTCCGACCTGCTGAACTGAGACGGGTCGAATCCCGCCTTGGCAGCAGCCTGCGCCTCGATGTCAGCGTATGAGGTCGGGGCATACTGACCTGCGGCACCATATCGGCTCTCAAGGTCGCCAAACTGCGTCTGATCATACAGACCGGCCTGACGATACAGGTCTGCGATGTCGCCGTAGGCAGTCTTGTCATAGATGCCTGCTCTGCGATACAGATCGGCAATGTCGCCGTACTGCGTCTTGTCATAGCCTCCGGCTGCGCCGTAGGCTCCGTAAAGATCGCCCATGCGCTGGAGCGCCTGCATCTGCTCGGGGTCGCCATACATGTAAAGCGACGGGATGCCATAGTAATATGCTTGGGTGAGAAGAGACTCGTCTGGATATCCAGCCTCAAGAGCAGCCTGCTGAGCCTTTCTGGCCTCGCCAAGCTGTTCCTTGGTGTACTCTTCTATGCTCTTGCCGATTGATGTTTTTTCAGCCATGATTATGCCGGTATGAATTCACTGGGGTTGATGGGTTCTGACCCTTTGATCAATTCTGATCCGGCCTCACGAAGGCGGGCAACCATTGCATCAAGGACCTTTGCTCCGGCCTCCGTTGACCCGTCACCAAGTGTGGCAACTGCCCATGCCGGTATTACGTACTCACCGCTTGCAATGCGGACATCCTCGCGGCCATCTATCGACCCGGGGACCAAATCTGCAACCCCGCTTCCGGGGCCGCTAACTACACCGCCATCGGCATAGGCCCGCATAAGCTCTGCGGTGGCCTCTGGGCCGAACATCTTGTCGTAGGCGTCGAGTGCCTTACGTGGCTCTGGATGCTGCCCACGGAGCGCCGCAATGCCTCCTGAGACCACACCACCCTTGTCCAACGTCTGCTGGACAACGCCACCCTCGGCATAACCAACCGCCCTACGCCCAAGTGACGCTAGGGAAGCCGCCTTTCCACCGTAGGAGCTTGCCTGTCCAAGGCCAGCCAGAGCGGCCTCCGCAGGACCTATGGCCAAGTATGGGGCAATATATCCGGCCACGTCCCCAACAAGGGCGGCTGCGGGGTTTTTCTCTTCGCCTTCCTTGAGGGCGTACTCTTCCTCCGAAAGCTCACGCTGGTAATCGGGAGAGTTTTCGTAGCCCAGCATGTCCATCAGGTAGTCGTAGGCGTAGTCGCCACCCGCCTTACCATATTTGTACGTGCCGAAGGTAGCCTTGTCCGCCGCATTGCGGAGAGCCGTGTAAAAGTCGTCGGAGTAGCCATCGTTTCTGCGAACCCCGCCACCCTCTGCCATTGCCTGCCCGGCACGGATCTTTCCATAGGGCATAAGGGGTGTGATTGTCTTTCCACCAAGGCCAGCGGTTGAGTTGACGGGGGAAGATCCCGTCTGAGATTGTGTCGAATATGTTCCCTGCTGGGAATACTGGTTTTGCTGATCCGACAGATTGCCTAGCTGGGGTGCTGGCTGGCTGGGTCCGGATTGGTTTTGTAGGCTTCCAATACCTTGATTATAGCCGAACATGGGCTTGTCCACAAGTTCCTGCGGCTTCTGATATTGGCCAAGGCCAAAGTTCTGGGGCATGTTGTTGAAATACATATTAGCTCACAATCTTTAATACGCCACTGTCCGACCACACGCTTCCAGAAGGAAGGCCGGTAGAGGATGTTGGGATGTTCTGGATCGTCAGGCCCGATATTGGATAACCGGCCACCTCGCCGGAAAGATCGGAGCCAACCGTTACAGGCCGAATTGTGTTCAGCTTGTTCACGATAATGTTTAGCTGCCTGATCAGGCGGTTCATATATTCCCGATCATACTCCTTTGGAGGAAGCGGGAGTGCCGAAGTAGTGATTGTCACCTGCGGCCATCCTTTCTCATGTCAAGACGCGGGGTTCCCAAGCGCCAAGCCACGCCGGTTTCATCGCTCTCAACGCGCAGTATAACAGACCTTGCGCGGAGGCGTGTAAACACCTGATCGGTGAAGCGGTTCACGTTAAGAGTGGCTGCGGAGTTTCTCTGAACATTACGTTCATCACCAGCACCAATTGCAGCGCCCGGGTAGTCCTGAGGCTTGATAGTGAACTTCACAATTGGCTGATCACCATTGTTCGTTGTCGAGTTTCGGAATGTGATGTCTGGGATGACGCGGTTTATGAAGAGGAACTCATTGCCCTCCTCAATTTCAACGGGGCTAGATTGCACGTATGCCGTGATAGGTGATGCAGGACTTGTTGACCCGTCATCGAATCCGCTTTCCTGATCATACAGGTATCCATCCACGCTTACGGCCCGTGGGTTCGGATGGCTGGTTCTGTCGATCCACGCGGTTCTGGCCATGGTGCCATAATACCATGCCTGCTCGACGTAGTTGTAGACAACGTATTTGTCCACCTCACGCTGTCCCGGGGTGCCGCCCTGAGACTCCGATGGGTAGAACCAGATGATTTCATTGTTGCCAGAGTCGGCTGAGCAGTAGACCTTGTCACCGTCCTCAGTGCTGATATCGAGGAACACGTAGTCACGGACGGTGCAAGGGAGTGGCTGGATCTTGCCGTCGTAGTAATAGAAGTTGTTCGTTCCCATCCAGTACGCGACAGAGCCCGTGACAATCTTTGAGTTCGGGCCGACAATGTCAAAGTTCGAGCCGATAAAGTTGACGCCGTATCCGCCCGGAGGACCAACATAGGTCATAGAGAACAGCGCCGTATCCGTCCAGACGAGGATTTCTTCGCGGTTTTGAATTGCCGTGATGATGTAGGAGCCAGTTGACAGCCTTGTCTCACCGGCTGTCTTTGTTGTGTCGGCAATGTCCCAATTGGTTGGGTCATTGGAGTCGGACCAACGGATCACCATCTTGTCTTGTTTTTGGCCTACGTCGTATGGGTTGCATCCAAAGGCGATTACCTGCCTGTTCTGGTCGGAGACCGTAACCTCGGTCGCAACATATGGAAGGTATGATTTTGCATACGCCGACCCAAGCTGGCTGATGCTCACCGCCGGGCCATCCTGATCGCTAACGTCCCAATACACAATCGACGACACATAGACAATCGAGTCCGTGCCGCCAGTGTCAGCGGTTACTCCCGCGCTAGCAGTAGAGACCGTGAATGTGTAGGCATTGGCATTAGCAACAGTGATGGTGTGGGTGCCATTGAGCTGTGTTGCGGGCACTCCACCAATCGAGGATGTCACGCCGCCAATAATGATTGCGGTGTTGCTGGAGAAGCCGTGGTTTACCTGCGTCACCGTGACTGTGTTGCTGGTGTTGGCAGTTGAGATCGGGTTGTTGCCAAGGGTGTAGCCATTGGTCAGGTCCCTCGGACAGGCAATCATGTCCTCGCCGTAGTTGTCCACGGTCCAGAGACCACTGTAATACGTGCTAACGGTTGTGTCTGGGCCGAAGCCCCATCCATACGACCCAGATATACCGCCCCACGGGCCGGAGCCCCAGCCAGCGAAGATGACCGTAGAGGAAATTCCCGGATGGAACTCATAATTGACGGACACATTTGATCCGCCGCCAGATCCAGTAGAGGTTGCCGTGCCAGCCGTGATGACGGAATAGGCGTTCGAGTTTATGACGTTGGATACAACGAGGTTCTTGTTGATCTGCGTTGCCAGAACACCGTTTACATTTGACGACCCCGAAATCGTGATGTAGTCGCCAGCCACAGCGCCGTGGTTCACATCCGTGATCGTTATTGTGCTGGATGCGTTGGTGGTCGCTATTGGGTCGGTGCCGAGTGTTACAGACCTGCGGATAGGGGTTATATCAATGACTGAAGATGAATTGTCGACATAGAACTTGATGTTCGTCGGGCAGGCAAGATACTTGGTGCCGACAAGGTCAGACCAGTCATACAACTTCCGGCACTTTCCAATGAGCGCGGTTTGGTCTTCGTAGATACGAGTCCATCCGCCAATCTTTTCGGGCAGGCCGTTCCTGAAGCGTATGTAATCAGAATCAAACCAGCCGCCGCTGTTTGTATAAGCGGTGGTATCCCTGTTAATCCCGGGCTGTAGTTTGATTTTACCGAGCATTTAAGGCCCCGTTAGGAGAGGTTCTTCAGCTTGTAGAGGGTCGAGAGATACACGCCAACCAACTCATCAACGATATTCTCAATTGCAGGAACGCCATGAGCCACCTTGGCGCGGTGCTTTGAAATCCAGTTGGCGTCGTCCGTCAGGCACTTGATGATATCAACGGACTCATCCTTGCAGGCAAGGTTTACGTGTCCGATAATTCCCTTTGAGCCTTGGCAGGCCTCAACAAGCTTGTCGAGCGTGTCAATCAGATCGTCGTAGAAAGAACCGAGCGCCTGATGTTCTGCATAGGATTTTGTCTTCCAGTGCATGAGGTGCGCCTGATTGCGCGTCCGAAAGCACATCGCGATAAGTTCTTCGATCATCACCACACCCACACTTCAAGTCTTCCATTTGCTCCAGCTCCAGATGGCGAGGCCGCCCCGCCGCCCCCTCCACCCCCGGGCGCAGTGCCAGCAGCAAAACCATCCCCACCGTTTCCTCCGTATGCGGATATACCCTTTGCGCCCGTGAGGCTGGAAAACGCCCCACCACCGCCAGCGCCACCATAATCAGCATTACCTCCGTCGCCGGGACCCGAGCCCTCTCCGCCGCCAGCACCTCCTCCGGAGGTTGTTGCGTATCTGGGTCCACCTGTGCCACCGGTATATCCATCGCCTCCTCCGGGCCCTCCGCCGTTTGCACCGCTTGGCGCAGAAACCTCGCCTCCACCACCTCCACCGTCAGCGCCAGCACTTGACCCCTGCCTTCCTCCTGCGCCTCCGTAAACAGTGTACGATCCAAAAGTGGTGTCTCCACCATTGTTACCATTTGTTAGCGTTGCGGTTACAGCGGCTCCACCCGTTCCAACTGAATAGCTGACATTTGATCCTGCCGAACCAAGGCTTGAAAGCTGAACAAGAATTTGTTTAAATGCACCACCACCACCGCCGCCGCCATACGCAGAAGATCCGGAGCCGGTGTTTCCCCTTCCTCCACTTCCGCCAGCGCCCCACATCCTTACCAAGGCAAATGTTCCCTGAGGGATCGTGTAATTGCCAGAGCCAGATGTATATGTAGTAACGGATGGAGTCGGAACATTCGCCCAGCTCGGAGATGCGCCAGTTCCGTTTGATTGGAGGAACTGGCCGGAGTTACCAACTCCAGATACATTCTGAAGAGGTCCCGTGGAGGTTGTCCCTCCAAGAATAACAGAGTAGGCCGTAAAGCTTGAGGCTCCTGTGCCGCCGTCTGCGACCACCAAATCAGTGATGCCGGTTACGGAGCCGCCTGTTATTGTGACGTTGTTAGCGTTCTGCGTGGCAATGCTGCCGAGACCCAAATTGGTCCTAGCGGTTGCGGCATCAGACGCACCTGTACCACCATCTGCAACTGCGAGGTCCGTGATTCCGGAGATCGAGCCTCCGGTGATAGTCACGTTGTTTGAGTTCTGCGTGGCAATCGTTCCAACACCTAAGTTGGTCCTAGCGGTTGCCGCATCAGATGCCCCCGTTCCACCATCTGCCACGGCCAGATCTGTTATACCGGAAATGGATCCGCCAGTGATTGTAACGGCGTTCGAATTTTGAGTCGCAATGCTGCCTAGCCCGAGGGTTGTCCGCTGTGCCGAAGCATCCGCGTCATCAATCAGAGCCGCACCTGCCGTAGAAATCGTAACATTTGCAGCCGATATGTCCAGAGTGCGGTTTGAGGAAGCGCCCGTGGTAAGTGTGAGGGTGGTGTTTGCTGTGAGGTTTGAGCCAACAGCCAGCGTGAGAATGTTCGAGGCGTCGGAATCGCGGATGGACAGGCTCGAAGCATTGGCAATTACGGAGCCGCCGGTGATCGCTACAGCGTTCGCGTTCTGTGTGGCGATGCTGCCTAAACCAAGATTTGTTCGGGCTGTGGCCGCATCTGAGGCTCCTGTGCCGCCGTCAGCAACCGCAAGATCTGTGATCCCGGAAATGGAACCGCCGGTAATGCTCACATTGTTGGCATTCTGGGCAGCAATGGTGCCGGTGGCGAGAGCGGCGTCTGTGCCGTTTACATACAGGATGTACGTGCTGCCATTTGGAATTGAAACCCCGGTCTGGCCGCTCACCTTAAATGTCACCGCATAGCCACCTGTGGTTGCATTCCGGACGACATAGGTCTTCTCAATGGCGGGGCAGATCACGGTGCGGGCAGCAGATAGCGACCCCGTAAGATTGATCACGGCATTACGGGACTGGTCTGCTGAGCCATTGTTTGTGGTCAGGGTCGTGTCGGCACCGTCTGTAACCGTAATAGAGACGTAGCCGCCAATTGCCTCCTCAAGGAGCGTGCCGAGGTTGGTATTGGTCGTTGCGCCCCATGTACCCTGCTGGTCGCCGGTTCCGATGAGTTCAAGACGGAGATTGGGTGAGTATGTAGATGCCATGGTTTATGCCGCTATCTGCGTCCAAGTGTTTGATTGAGAATCGTTGACCGGGGTCCACCCCGGAGTCTGGGAATCTGTTATGGTTGCCCATGCGGGCGATTGGCTGTCTGCCACAGGTGTCCAGACCGGTGTCTGGCCGTCAGGGATAGTGCCCCAATTCGGGGTTTGGTTTGTGTCGATGAGGCCCCAGACAAGGGCGGGGCCAACTTCTCCCGTGGCGCTGACGCCGGTTACCCCGAACCTTTGATCAAGCTTGAAGCTTACATCACCAACGAAGCCGGTGGCGGAGACGCCGACAACGCTCGTGTTCGCGCCTGCCTTGATTATAACACTGCCGACCCCGGTTGTCCCAGAGACGCCAGTAACGCTAAGCACCTGATCGGTTGAGAAATCTACGGTGCCAACCGCGCCAGAAGCCTGAAGTCCGGTCGGGCTTACGTTCGCCTTTCCGGACACGGCAACGGTGCCGACAGATCCAGTGGCCGAAACGCCCGTTACCATTACGGCTGTCTGGGCCGTGACAGAAATGGTGCCGACAGAACCAGTGGCCGAAAGTCCGGTTACGCTGATGACTTGATCGGTTTGGACTTCCGGGGTTCCAACAGCGCCAGAAGCAGAGAGGCCGGTGGCCGCAAAAATTGAAGCCCCGGAAACATTGACGGTTCCTGCGGCACCAGTTCCAGTAACGCCCGTGACATTAAGAAGCGAGGAGGTGTCAACAGTTACGGTGCCTGCGGAGCCTGTAGCCTCTACGCCGTCAACATAGACGTTGTAGGTTACGTTTACGGTTGCATCTCCAACTTGACCGGAGGCGGAAACACCCACGACCTCAAAGGCAATGCCTTGAGCCGTGTCTACGGTTCCGACAAGCCCCGTGGCCTGAAGCCCCGTAACCAGAACGCTGACATTCGCTTGGGTGTAAAACGCCCCGAAGTAAAATGCACCTGAGTAAAATGCCGCCATTTATTTATAGCTCTTTAGTTATTCGGGTGGCGGCGTTGGTTCAATGAACGTGTTTGTCTCCGAGTCGTATTCCCAGCCAAATCCATAGCGCTCAATGCCGGTTAAGGAAACCATGTAGTTGCCCTCGGCCTGACCGTAATCAAAATATGTCACACCGTCCCAGAGGACAAAGTTAATGGCCTTGTTATCGGAGCCAACAATCGCGTACTTATCGTCTTCCATCACCACACCCACACTTCAATTCTTCCGTTCCCACCGGCCCCAGAATTTCCAGTTGTTCCGTTTCTTCCGCCGCCACCTCCTGACGGGGCGCTTCCGGCAGTGGCGTTTACAGTGTTTGAACCGGCTCCCCCATTGCCACCAGATCCAACCGTTGTGCCTCCGGGCCCATTATTTCCGTCCCCTCCGCCACCTCCGCCGTTGACCGCTCTTCCGCCTTCACCTCCGGCACTTCCGCCGCCACCGCCGCCACCACCCCACAAGGATGCACCGCTGCCTCCGGTGCCACTGAAGGATCCAGCACCGCCGCCGAAAGAGCCTCCTGCCGCATTGGATCCAGTATTGACCCCATTCGATCCAGCAGCGTACTCTCCACCTCCACCACCGCCGCTTGCGTTTCCGCCGTTTCCAAATCCACGGCCACCGCCATATGCGGTAGCAGATCCGAATGTTGAATTGCCACCGGGGTTTCCAGATCCGCCCGTACCAACCGCAGCACCGCCAGCGCCGACAGAGTAGCTTACCGTGCCTCCGGGCGAGCCAAGATCTGATATCTGGTAAAGTTCCTCATAATAAGCTCCGCCGCCGCCACCGGCACCCCTGCCGTTGGTGGCACCACCCCTCCCACCAGAACCTCCACCGGCCCACATCCTCAAGAGGACGAATGTCTTACCCGATGGGATAGTCCAAGTCCCAGACCCAGACGTGTAAACAGTTGCAGCTCCTGAAGATGCTGCGCTGGCCCATGTTGGCGCTGCACCAGCACCAGCGGACGTTAACACCTGACCAGAGGTTCCGACGCCAGAAACATTTTGCAAGGCACCTGTCGATGTCGTCCCACCAAGAATTACCGAATAAGCGGTAAAGCTTCCAACGCCAGTTCCACCATCCGCAACTGCTAGATCGGTAATGCCAGTTACGGATCCGCCCGTTATGCTGACATTGTTCGCGTTCTGAGTGGCGATGGTGCCAAGTCCGAGAGTAGTGCGTTGCGCGGCAGCATCTGCATCGTCAATAAGGTCAGCGCCAGCAACTGACACGGTGACATTGGTTGCGGAAATATCAAGGGTTCTGCTTGTTGTAGCGCCGGTTGTGAGGGTCAGCGTGGTGTTTGCAGTGAGATTGGATCCCACGGCGATGGTCATTACATTTGAGGCATCTGCGTCCCTGATTGAAATTCCGGAGGCGTTGGCCACTATCGTGCCGCCGGTTATTGACACAGCATTGGAGTTTTGCGTACCAAGGGTGCCAATTCCTAAATTGGTTCTAGCGGTTCCCGCATCAGATGCTCCGGTGCCACCGTCGGCCACGGCAATATCTGTGATACCCGTTACAGAGCCGCCTGTGATGCTCACATTGTTTGCGTTTTGGGTTGCGATGGTGCCGAGACCAAGAGTTGTGCGCTGTGCCGCCGCATCTGCGTCATCTATAAGCGCGGCTCCAGCCGTGGAGATCGTGACGTTGGAAGCAGATATATCCAGAGTTCGATTGGTGGTAGCTCCTGTCGTAAGCGTAAGCGTGGTGTTGGCTGTCAGGTTGGAGCCCACTGCAATGGTCATCACATTGGATGCGTCTGCGTCCCTGATGGAGATGCCAGAGGCGTTGGCCACAATTGTTCCGCCGGTTATTGCAACCGCGTTGGCGTTCTGCGCGCCCATCGTGCCAATGCCGAGGTTTGTCCTCGCAGTGGCGGCATCGGACGCCCCTGTACCCCCATCTGCCACGGCAAGGTCGGTGATCCCCGTGATGGACCCACCTGTAATAGACACGTTATTCGCATTTTGAGTTGCGATTGTGCCTATGCCAAGGTTGGTTCGAGCGGTCGCAGCATCGGAGGCACCAGTGCCGCCATCAGCGACGGCGAGGTCGGTGATGCCGGTAATTGAGCCGCCGGTAATGCTAACGTTGTTTGCATTCTGGGTGGCTATGGTTCCAATACCAAGATTGGTCCTAGCCGTAGCCGCATCTGAAGCCCCGGTGCCACCGTCTGCGACAGCCAGATCGGTTATTCCGGTAATGGACCCACCAGTAATACTAACATTGTTTGAGTTCTGTGTGGCGATAGTGCCAAGCCCGAGCGTGGTCCTCTGAGCAGCAGCGTCCGCGTCGTCAATCAGTGCGGCACCGGCAACGGACACCGTCACGTTCGTGGCGGAGATGTCGAGCGTACGGTTGGTGGTTGCTCCGGTTGTCAGCGTCAAAGTCGTGTTCGCGGTAAGGTTGGACCCAACCGCGATGGTCATCACGTTCGAAGCATCGGCGTCCCGAATGGATATACCCGAAGCATTCGCAACAATGGTGCCGCCGGTAATCGCAACGGCATTCGCGTTTTGAGTTCCGAGAGTACCTATGCCTAAGTTCGTTCGGGCTGTTGCGGCGTCAGAAGCACCTGTGCCGCCGTCAGCCACAGCAAGATCCGTAATGCCGGTGATGGAGCCGCCTGTAATGGAAACATTGTTGGCGTTCTGTGTGGCAATTGTGCCAAGGCCAAGTGTGGTTCTCTGTGCGGAGGCGTCTGCATCATCTATAAGCGCGGCCCCGGCTACCGACACTGTGACGTTTGTTGCAGAAATGTCAAGGGTCCTGTTAGAGGATGCGCCGGTAGTCAGGGTGAGAGTGGTATTCGCCGTCAAGTTGGAGCCGACAGCAATCGTCATCACGTTGGAGGCATCCGCATCCCTTATTGAGATTCCAGACGCATTCGCAACAATCGTGCCCCCAGTTATAGAGACAGCGTTGGAGTTCTGCGTACCGAGCGTCCCAACACCAAGATTGGTTCTTGCCGTAGCTGCATCTGAAGCCCCTGTGCCGCCGTCAGCAACAGCGAGATCGGTGATCCCAGTTATGGAGCCACCTGTTATGCTTACATTGTTAGAGTTCTGTGTGGAAATGGTCCCGAGACCAAGTGTGGTGCGCTGTGCCGAAGCATCAGCATCATCAAGCAGCGCCCGGCCAGCAGACGTGCATGTGACCTCTACGACATTGCCCGCCGTCACGGCACCAAGCAAGCTGTTCGCGTTCGCCGTGAGCGTGTGCTCGGCGTTCCAGTTAGAAGGCTGAACTAGAGTTGCGTCGGGGCTGTCAGCTACGTTTGATACGAACTGATGCTTGAGAGAGACCGCCATGTGGCCCCCTATTAAGCGATACGAATGATCGCGTCTGTGGCGTTGGCTGTCGGGAAGATGATGGTGAAGTCACCATTGGACGAAGACTTGTCGGACCCAAAGGCCAGAACAACCACGGCTGCATTCGAGGCGTTCGCGTTGTAGATCAGAGCGCCGTTTGCAGTGATTGTGGAGTTGGCCCAAGTCGTGTCGGCGAAGTCAACGTAAGCAGTTGTGCCGGAAGTGGTAGGCGACACGGATGTCAGAGTGTTGCCACCGGCACTGTAGTTACCCGTGCTCGCAACCTCGTTGGTTGCGCTGTACGCTGTGGTCGAAGCGCCGAGAGTGGCGGACGACGTGTAAAGCGCAATCTTGAAGGTGTTGCCGCCGGGGTTGTCAAAATCGTGCACGGCGGACATAAGCTCCGACTTGAACGAAGTGCACATAGCTGTCGAAATGGCCATTAGAGCCTCCTGATAATTTCGGCCATATCAAAGTGGCCTTGCTTGCCTAGCTGCGCTGCCAGCGTGGTGCGATCTGACCGAACAGCCTGTTTCATGTAGTGAATGATTGCGGGGCGGATGCGATCTTTAAACGCAATCGCCTGCTCTCTTATCGCCGGGTGGGCCTCCGAAGAAATGAACAACAGCTTGTTCAGAAGGTCTTCGGCAATCTCTTCAACGGTGAAGCCGCGCTCTTGCGTGGTTCTGACCTCGAATGCTCCAACGGAGCCAAATCCATTTGTCATCAGTTAGGTGTGATTCTGGGTTCTGAATTTCTGTACGTGTCGGACCTATTGCGACCCTCGCCAATGACCTTGAGGGCATCAAGAGATTCCTTGTATTTCCCAGCGTACAGGCTCATCAGATCCTGCTCGCCCTTGAGGTATGTATAGGCCTCGAACAGGCAGGCATACAGGAGAGCGTTCTCCGCGTTCTCGCTGATCCATGTGCCGGTGGGTTGATCAACGATAGATGCGGGTTCGTAGAAATAATGAAGCTCGACCTCGTATGAGGAGTTCGGAGGTGGGGCGATCAGAAACGTGTCGTTGTCGAAGATCGCGTAGTAGCGCGGCACGCCCGTCGTAGATGTGGATGGGTACGCCTCGCGCAGGAATGCAACCTCCTTCGGGAGCAAGTACTCATACGTTCCGTTGTTGTTCACGGCGATTGAATACGTTGCGAGGTAGTCTGTCGGGGTCGTGAGATATCGATTGTTCGCCGTCAGGTTGCCCGTTACGTTTTTCTTCAGGACAGGTATCTGCACATCATAATAAATGCGCTGCTCCGCCTGCCGGATGATGGTGTTCATATCCGCAGTCGGAATACCATTGGCATCTGTTTGGAGATACCCGTGGATTGCATCTACAAGTTGTGAGTACGTGAAGGCCATGTTAGCCCTGCTTCTCCGAGATCCTCAGACCCTTTGTGGCAGCGCCACCGCCCCGCATCTTGAGGGGCTTCTTGAGGATCTTCATGTTGCCTACGTTTACACCCCGGCGCATACCGCCTTCAACGGTGGCGTCCGAGGGATCCTTCAGTCGTGCATTCTGCTTTGCCATTTTAGCGACCCCGTGCAATCTTGGTTTTCTGGAGACGACCGACACCGCTTCCGGCACCAGCCTTCATATCGCGGTAGGAGCGTGCAGGACGGCCAACAATGCCGCCTGAGGCATACTTACGCGGGGCTCCAAAGACCCCCGTCCTGTTGTACGTGTTTGCTATTTTGCGGCCAAGATCAACCATCCCACCTGACTGACCACCCCTAGCTGGGGGAGAGACTCCAGTCGCCTTCCGTCGCGAGAATGAAGAGGGTACGCCAGCGGCCCCAGACTTTGAGGACTCTACAGAGCCGCCTGAGGCATACCTCGTGGCACCCTTCGCGGTACCATACGCCCCCTTCGCGGCACCTGCCGCTCCACTTACTCCAGAGTATGCCTTGCTCACCGTTCCACCCGGCGCACGTCCACCAAACTTCCCACTGGGGGACGACGGTTGAGTGCGCTGCGATGAGCCGGGGCCGCTAACAAGGCCACCGCCCGGCATACGCTTCTTGGACTTCTTGGTGCTTGTCACAGAGCTGCCGCCGGTCACGTCGCCAGCATATGGGTCCGCTAGCTCTTCAATCAGAGACTGAAGCCCTTTGCGCTCCTTGGCTGTGTAGCCTTTTTCCTTCTTGACGGAGCCACCGCTCGCCATCTTCTTGTATGTGTACTTCATCTTGTATCTCCTCAAACCATTTTGCCGCGACCGCGACCCTTTTTGGCCTTGCCTGCACCACGAACCAAACCGCCATGCTTGAAGGACGTTGGGAAGTTCTCGCGCATTGTTTCTGCCCAAGTACCCTTCTTCTTCAGGAGGGCAGCAGATGGGGCTGGGGCGGTGCCGCCAGTTCCACCAGTACCTCCGGTGCCTCCGGTGCCTCCAGTGCCTCCAGTGCCTCCAGTGCCTCCAGTGCCTCCAGTGGTCGGCGTGGCATTTGAGGTTGGGAAGAACTTCCCGCCAAAAAGGATGCCCTTCCTGCCGTCCCTGTGGGTTCCATATGTAAATATGCCGCCGATGCTAGCAAACCCGCCAGCCGGGCGATTTCCACGCTTACTGGCACCATAAGCATAGATCATGTCGGCAGCTTTTTTCATCGCCTCTTCTTTGCTAGGCTTCGGCGCTGTGGTGGTGGATGTTGTGTTGCTGGTTGGCTTCGGTTTGTCTGCCATGTCGGCCTCCTTAAATGACCTTGCCTTTGCCGACACCACGCTTGGCGCAGCCGCCAGCGCGACGAGCAAGGCCACCCTTGGCGAGGGCCATACCCACACCCTTGCGGGCCAAACCGCCGCCACGCATGGCCCTGCGGGTCGGCATTGGCATGCCTGCGGGTACGCCCGGACGAACCATAGTGCCGGGACGAGCCATTGGACGGCGAGCCGAGGCCGCAGGGGCGGCAACGCCACCAACCTGCATACGCTTGTGGACCTTGCCACCATGCTTCATCTTCTTCATCACATTTCTCCGGAATATGTTATGGGACTCGGGTTCCCGTTGATAATTAGCTGGATGACGCCAACCTGTCCGGTGCCGTACACAGCATTGTTTCCTACGGGGTTCCAGCCCCAAAGCTCGCGGCTGACGGTCTGTGCCGTGTCAGGCCGGGGATTGTATAGCGCGATTGGATCATTGATCGGCACGCGGCCCACGAAGTACTGCGGATGATCCTTGTCAAGGCAATACATGCAGTTCTTGATGTTCGTGGCACGTCCGGCCACAATCTGGATCTTGAGGTCCTTCAGGTCATATCTCTGACCGCAGGTGTCACAGAACCCAAACGCCAGTTTACCTTTTGCATACGGGACGCTCATTAGAAGTCGTACCCCACAAACGGCACAAATCGGTTGCTCGCCCTGTCCCGATCTTCATCGGCGGCAAGCTGGAAGGCCTCATCATAGAGATCCTTCAGCATTGAAATACGCTCTGCTGCCTCTGGCTTCTTCAGGGCTATTTGATATGCAAGCCCCGCGACCAGAGCATTGTAGAATCGGAACGGCACCTGAATCGTCTGGCTAACCGGATTGGTCGCATCGTCCATGCGCTTCAAGTACCAATACGTGAGCGTGTACGTCGTGCTGGAGTCAGGCACCGGCCAGAGCGTGATCTTCGGGGCCGCTGTCGCCCGATCCACATAAATCTGGTAAGGACGGCCCGTCTGGTCCTTCGTGGGAATGTTCGCATAGGTTGACACGGAAATGCGGTTCAGGGAGATGTCGGTGTTTACACCGCCGCTTGCTGTGCGGCACACATGCTCGATGTAGTCAACGGCATCTGCCGGGAGACCATCTGCGGTTGTGTAGGTCTTTTGACCGGCAACAAGGGTGAGAGTGCCGGTGTTGACAGTCCAAAGGTTAAGGCCCTTGTTGGCCCATTCTGCCAGCAGGAAGTTCAGGCTGCGGCGGGCGGTCTTTAGGTCATAGCCAGAGCGCAGTTCGAGGCCAGCCCGCTCATAGGCCTCCTCCACCAACTCCCCAATATCGGGGTTCCAAGTTGTAGTACCGCTTGTAGCCATCTTGAATCCTAAGTGTGAGCCCCGCTCCAAGAGGCATATCGCCGATTACAGGAGCCGCCTGCCCAAATGCTCACTTCCCCTCTATCTTAGTGCTTGCCCCTGTTCCCCTTGTTTGGGTCTTTCGGGCCGAGCTTTTTGGAGCCCCGTCTGTGAACCGGTC